TTCCGATTTTGGCTGGAGAATAATTAGACGTAAATCAGCCGGAGACGTTACAGCTGCTATCAGCCTAGCCATGGTTGTCTATGTGTTAAATAAACCTCAACAAACAGCACAAATCTATGTCTAACTTGCACTAATTGTCCAATTTATGGTATAACATACCAATATGGGTCTATTGTCTGCTTTGGGTATAACCAAATCTAAAGAATCTGTCCAAGCGCAATACGCCCCTGCCGTTATGTTAGATTCTTACGGATTTAACACAGTAGGTGTGCCATTTGGGTATGGCCCTATGGATCGTGCGCTAGCATGTCAGGTGCCAGCGGTCAATCGTTGCGCTAATTTAATCAAAGGTGTCATAAGTTATTTACCATTAGAGCTTTATAAAAAATCTACTGGTGAAGAATTAGGAAAACCTGTTTGGCTTGAACAGCCAGATATTAGACAACCTAGATCCGTCACGATTAGCGCAACTGTTGACTCACTTATATTTTATGGCCAAGCATTTTGGCGTGTTACTGAAGTTTATGCAGATGATCTACGACCTGCACGATTTGAATGGGTAGCAAATACTAGAGTTAATGCACAAACAAACGCATTAGGTACCGAGATCCTGTATTACACAGTTGATGGCGCAAAAGTACCAATGGTAGGCGTTGGATCATTAGTTACATTTCAAGGATTAACACAAGGCATATTACAAACATCTGGTCGAACAATACAAGCAGCATTAGATGTTGAAAAAGCCGCAGCTGTAGCTGCTGCAACACCTATGGCTACTGGATACATTAAAAACACAGGTGCAGATATGCCAGAGTCATCTATCCAAGCATTATTGGCTGCATGGAAAACTGCACGTCAAAATAAATCTACTGCATATCTAACTAGCACATTATCTTATGAAACTGTGGGATTTAGCCCTAAAGATATGATGTATAACGAAGCATCACAATACTTGGCTACACAAATTGCACGTGCTATGAATGTACCAGCTTACATGATTAGCGCAGATATGAATAACAGCATGACTTATCAAAACATTATAGATGGCCGTAAAGAGTTTGTTGCATATTCACTACAACCATATATTTGTGCAATAGAAGATCGTTTAAGCATGAACGATATTACAGCCAATGGCCATGTAGTTAGATTTAACATAGACGAATCATTCTTACGTGCAGACACAATGAAGCGACTAGAGGCAATAGAGAAAATGTTGGCTTTGGGCTTAATTGATGTTGAGCAAGCGAAAGAAATGGAAGATATGACACCAGAAGGAAATGAGTCAATAAATGATACTTACGTTCAGTAGCCACGTTGAAGCATCTGACAGCGAGCGCAGAATAATTGCTGGCAAGATTGTGCCTTTTGGCGAGATCGGCAATACTTCAGCTGGCCCAGTTGTATTTGAAAAAGGATCTATTAAAATTGGTGATCCAGGCAAAATTAAAATGCTTATGCAACACAAATCTGAAAAGCCAATAGGCCGTATGCAAAAATACCAAGAAGCCGAAGATGGCATATATGCCCAATTTAAGGTAAGTGCTAGCATGCAAGGACAAGATGCATTAATCCTGGCACAAGAGCAATTAGTAGATGGCCTATCAGTAGGCGTAGAAGTCATTGCGTCTAAAAATGAGAAAAATTACATTAAAGTTACATCAGCTGTATTAAAAGAAGTTAGCCTGGTCGAGACACCAGCATTTGCTAACGCTAATGTACATAAAGTTGCTGCTAGTGAAAACGAAGCAGAAAACACTAACCAATCAACAGAAAGCGAGGCTATTGTGGAAGATAAAGCACCAGAGCCACAAAGCACACAGGTCGAGGCTGCTACTCCTACAGTAGAAGCTGCTCGCCCAACGATTTCAAGTGTTGTCTATACAACACCACGATCACCAATCAATTCAAAAGCATCATTTTTGCAACACTCAATTAAGGCCAAATTAGGCAACCATGAGTCAGCAGAATGGGTAATGCACGCTGAAGCTGAGGCTGCAAAAGTATTAACAGCAGCAGATGACAGCTTTACAACTAACCCAGCATTTAAGCCAGTACAATACGTATCAACAGTTGTAGATACATTAATTGGATCACGCCCAGCGATTGACGCAATCGGATCACGTGCACTTCCAGCATCTGGTATGACAATCTCAGTACCAAAGATCACTACATCTGGAACAGTTGCAAGCACAGCAGAAGGTGGCGCACCATCTGAGACTGGCATTGTCAGCGAGTACGTAAATCTAACTGTTGGCAAGTACGCAGGACTACAACGTTATTCAGTAGAGTTACTAGAGCGTTCAGACCCATCATTTTTCCAGGCCATGCTTGACAATATGCAACGTGCATATAACAAAGCCACAGATGCAGCTGTAATTGCAGCATTAACATCTGGCGGAACACAAGCAACTGCAGTAGCAGCAACTTCAGCAGGTATCATTTCTTACGTATCAACTGAAGCACCAGCCGCTTACCTAGCAACAGGTGAATTAGCAACACGTTATATTGCTGGTACATCACAATGGTCATTACTACTTGGCGCAACTGATTCAACAGGTCGCCCAATTTACAACGCTGCAGCACCAATGAACGCAGGTGGACAATCAGCACCTACATCACTACGTGGTAACGTTCTAGGACTTGATCTATACGTAGATTCAAACGCAGTAGCAACAACTATCGATGAGTCAGCATTTATTGTTGTACCATCTTCAGTTGCAATTTACGAATCACCAACACTACGTCTAAGCACTAACGTTCCAACATCAGGCGAGATCGAGACCATGCTTTATGGTTATCTAGCTTGTGGCGTATTAGTCGCTGGTGGCGTACGCAGATTTAACCTTACCTAATAAGTAAGTAATTAATAATCCTTTGGGGTTTAGTAGCCCTAGCCCCAAAGGAGCTTTTTTAGAAAGGTAGGCACATGGCAGCAACGTATGTTACTAAAGCCGAGTTACGTACTAACTTGGGCATTGGTAGTTTATATACTGACGCAACTGTAGAAGAAGTGTGCCAAACTGCAGAAGATTTATTAAAACAGTATTTATGGTTTAATTCAGCACCAGTGGTAGGTGCACAATTACAAAATAACGTGGCTACATTAGTTTTAGCAAATCCAGGTATATTTGTTGTAGGCCAAACTGTATCAATCGAAGGCTGTGGTCATCCTTATGGTGGCAGTCAAGTTATTACAGGCGCATGGCCTGGCACTACAGTACCTGTATCTATAGCGACAGCATTTTGGTCAACATACGCATTTAGCAGTTATCCAACTGGATACTCAGTAATTCAGTTTGAAGAAACACACGCAAACGATCCATTCCACCGCATTATTCCAAGTGGCAAGGCTACTGGCCCTGATACTTTGGAAGCAGATTACGCTGCGACACCTGCAATCAGAGAAGCTGCCATGATAATTGCCGTTGATATATGGCAAGCAAGGCAAGTTAGTCAAACTGGTGGGGTGGGCATGGATGGGGTTACTGCCAGCCCATATCGGATGGGTTATCAGCTGATTAACCGAGTGCGTGGCCTCATCCAGCCATATTCTAATCCTAATTCGCTAGTAGGTTAACGTGCCAGCCGCAATAACAACGTTACGTGGCACACTAGCAACAGATCTTACTAATGCTGGTGTTTGGTCGGTGTTTAGTTTTCCACCAAGCACCCTTCTCGCAAACAGCGTGGTCATTACACCTGGCGATCCATATATTGTACCAACAAATAACGATCGTACAACTATTGCACCATTAGCAAACTTTAAGATTTTGATGACAAAACCAGCACTAGATAATCAAGGCAACTTGAATGGCATTGAAGATTACATTATCGCTGTGGTTACCAAACTAGCAGCATCAACATTAGATCTAAACATATCTAGCGTTTCAGCACCACAAATTGTAGCTGCTCAAAGTGGCGATTTATTGGTGTCCGAAATAACAGTATCTATACTAACGACTTGGAGTTAAACGTGAGCCTAACACCAGAGGATTTAGCCTTTCTAAAAAAGATTGGCCAAATAACAGATAAACCAGCACCAACACCTAAAGATAAGGACAAGGAGTAACAATGGCCGTATTTCTAAATAATGCCGCAGTTGTTACGCTAAACAGCGTTGATCTTTCAGCGTATGTAACAGCTGTAACAATTAATCAATCATTTGACGAGCTTGAGATCACAGCGATGGGAGATACCGCCCATAAGTTTGTTAAAGGATTAGAAGCATCAACTATTACGCTTGATTTCTTAAACGACAATGCAAGCGCAGCAACAATACAGACACTACGTGCTGCTTATGGTACAACTGTGCCATTAACAATTAAGCAGACATCAGCTGCAACCAGCGCAACAAATCCGCTATATAGCACTACAGTATTAGTAAATAACCTACAAAACGTTAATGGATCTGTGGCAGACGTATCTAGCCAAAGCATCACATTTACTTGCAATAGCGTTATTACAGTTACTACTTCCTGAGAGGTTAAACAATGGCAAAGCTACGAATCACTAGGGTTACTGGGGAATCTACTGAACATAAGATTACGCCAGGTGTTGAGTATGCATTTGAGTTGAAGTATGGCGCAGGTATATCTAAAGTCTTGCGTGATCACGAACGGCAAACTGAAATTTATTGGCTTGCTTGGGAATGCTTACGCAGGGCTAATGTAACTGTACCTGTCTTTGGTATTGAGTTTATAGATACCTTAGACACAGTAGAGGTGTTAGACGAAGAAAAAAAATAATTAGGCGGGATTCTTTAACCTACAGTATTGCAGCACTAGCTGTAGAGACTCAGATACCGCCAAGTGAGTTTATTAACATGGACTCAGAGATGTACCAGGCAATTATCCAGGTATTAAAGGATCGAGCAGAAAGGGTCAAGAATGCCAGTCGAGGTCGTAGGCGTTAAAGATGTTGTCAATGGCCTTAGCTTCTTTGACGAAGACACTCGTATCAAAGTTGCAACTGCAATAGATCCATTAATGCGTGATGTTGCTAATATGGCCAAAGGTTATGTGCCTGGTGATACTGGCGTATTAAGTGGCTGGGCAAAACCATTACAGTCAGCTGTAAATTACAGGCCATTTCCAAAATATAACGCTAGCGAGGTCAAGGCTGGTATTGGATACAATCCTGGCAAAAACACAGCTACAAAGAATGGCTGGCAAGTTAGCCAATATGTATATAACGTAAGTCGTGCTGGATCAATATATGAGACTGCTGGCAGATTAAATCCTAATGGCCGAGCACCATTTCAGATGACACCAAGTAAAGGTGCTAGCGGTACTTACACATTAGCATCACCTAAGAGTCGAGCATTTAGAGAATATCAAAGCAATAACCCATTTGCTAGCCAGCAATTTATTGCAGCATTAGAGCCAGTTACAAAACCTACTAGAGTACCTGGACAACGTGGCGCAGGTGGTCGTAAGCAACAAGGTAGGTTAATTTACAAAGCATGGGCTAAAACAAGCCCTAAGGTTTATGAAGCTATATTAAAAGCCATAGAAGATAGTGCTGCCACATTTACTAGGCGCACAGAAATTAAGAAGGTGGCATAGTGGCAAACATTTATGTAGCAGCGTCAGCGACTTGGAATGGTAAAGCGTTAAAGAAAGCCAAAAAAGATGTTAATGCATTTGATCAACAAATTAAAAATTTTGCTAAAACCTTTGGTGCTGCATTCTCCGCTAGAGCCATTATGCGTTTTAGTAAATCAGCAGTAACGGCATTTGCAAACGATCAAAAGGCAGCCAAAGCACTAGAGCAACAATTAAAGAATACTGGCTACGCATTTGCCACAGCACCTATCGAGCGATATATAGCCAATTTACAAAACACTACAGGTGTGGTGGATGACCAGTTAAGGCCGGCTTTTCAGCAATTATTAACTGTTACTGGATCTATTACTAAAAGCCAAGAAGCCTTAAATACAGCATTAAACGTATCAGCAGCAACAGGCAAATCTTTAACTGAAGTTACAGCTGCATTAGCCAAAGGATTTGCAGGACAAACAACAGGATTAAGCAGACTTAATGCAGGATTGACCAAGGCCACGTTAAAAACTGGCGATATGGACAAGATACTAGGTGAGTTAAACAATAAGTTTGGCGGTCAGGCTCAGGCTAGATTAGACACTTATGCTGGCAAAATAGATTTATTAAGTGTTAGAGCACAAACAGCGAAAGAGATCATAGGCGAAGGCATTGTAGATGCGCTGACTACGCTGGCAGATGATAAGACCATAGATAACCTTGCAACTAGCATGGAAGATTTTGCTACAGCCACAGCTGATACAGCACGTGGTATAGCAGTTATTATTGACAAACTTAAAAGCATACCTGGCGTTAGTAAGTTATTTACGTTAGAAGCGATACCAGTAGTTGGTGCATATTTAGGTGGGTTTAGAGAAATTGGTGTTAGAAGTCGTAATCAAGTAGATCGTGGTGGCCAAGAGCGCACTATGGGTCGCATATTAAAAGCCCAAAGAATACAAGAG